TTAGTCGAGAACTATCCAAAGCCTATACCGGTACGGATGGAGCCAAGACTAAGGCCACTGAAATTGGCTACTACTCTGCGTACGATTCATTTGGTGTAGTTCTCCCCCCATATAACCTAGACTATCTAGCTCAAGTTTACGAACTTAATGCCGCCCACTATGCCGCATGTAACGCAAAGGTATCTAATATTGTAGGTCTTGGATTTAACCTTGTCCCCACCCAAACTGTACAGGATAAGATTTCTTTAGCCCAAAGCCCAGAAAGGGTTAATGCTATACGCGCGAAACTTGCTAGATCAAAGACTAAGTTCTTGGAAATACTTGACCAAATGAACTACGAAGACACGTTCATGGAGGTTCTACAAAAAACTTGGATTGATTACGAGGCCACAGGAAATGGTTATATCGAAATTGGTCGTACAGCTAGCGGAGTAATCGGTTATATTGGCCACGTATCCTCTAGGACCGTTAGGGTGCGTAGGGCGAGAGATGGCTATGTCCAGATTGTTGGCGCTACATCTGTATTTTTTAGAAACTTTGGAGATACATCAACTAAGAATCCTATTGGCATAGACTCAAATCCTAACGAAATTATACATATAAAAAAGTATAGCCCCGGAAATACCTACTACGGTGTATCTGATATTGTTCCAGCCATGAAGGCTTTGGCGGGAGACGACTTTGCCCAACAATTTAACCTGGACTACTTTGAGCACAAGGCGGCCCCAAGATACGTTATCGTAATCAAGGGAGCTTCTCTATCGCAAAATGCTGAGAAAAAGATTCACGAATTCTTTATGTCAAAGCTTAAGGGCAAGCATCACCGAAGCCTTTATATTCCACTCCCCGCTGATTCATCTGACTCTAAGGTAGATTTTACAATGACCCCCGTAGAGGCTGGAAACCAGGACGGCTCGTTTGACCAGTATAGAAAGAGCAATAGGGACGATATTCTTATGGCCCACAGAGTTCCGCTTTCAAAGGTGGGGCACGCTGACGGTCTATCACTTGGTGGCGCGTCTGATGCTGATAAAGGCTTTAAGGAGCAGGTTACCAGGCCCGAACAAGATAGGTTGGAGAAGAGGCTCAATAGAATCGTTGCTGAGTTTACGGATATGTTCACTATGCAACTTAATGAGATGAGTCTTACTGATGAAGATAAGCAATCTCAGATAGAGGAACGTCTTGTCAGAATGAAGATTAAAGTTCCTAACGAATCTCGCGAAAAGCTTGGGCTTCCTCCAATTGATGGCGGAGACGTTCCAGTTGATCTAAAGGCCGAGCAGGCCTCCGAACAAGTTTCTCAAGCTATGAATTCTAGGACCAGAGATCAGAATAGATCAGCTCAGGCGACTGATGGTAAGGGTGAACCAAGAAACCCAAAGGGTGAAGGCAGGACTACCCAATAATTTGCTTTTAGGTTAATAAAGCAATACTATTGTCATACTATGGAAATAAGCAAAGCCAACTTTTCTACGACTGGTTCGCGTATTGATATCAGCGTCCCATTTTCTAAGGTCGACGCATCCGCTAGAACCGTGTCAGGCTTTGCCACTCTAGATAATGTTGACAGGCAGGGAGACCTCGTTCTTTCCAGTGCTTCAGCATCCGCGTTTGAAAAATTCCGCGGTAACCTGAGAGAGATGCACCAAAGCCTTGCCGTAGGCAAGGTTCTGTCATTTACTCAGGAAGAACTTTATGATCAAGATACCGCAAAGATGTACAGCGGGGTATACGTCACCGCGTATGTTTCAACCGGAGCCCAGGACACATGGGAGAAGGTTTTGGACGGTACCTTGAGTGGATTCTCAATCGGTGGAGCTATAGAAGATTCAGAGAGTTTCTATGACCCAGAACTTGAAAAGAATATTAGAATTATTAAGGGATACAGCCTAGTTGAGCTTAGTCTAGTAGACAGTCCAGCAAACCAACTGGCAAATGTCTTTGCTATTACAAAACTAGACAGTGGCGAGATGACTATTTCTGGCATGGCCACTACTGTCAAAACATCAAATGTCTTCTGGTGCTCAGATGACCAAATTGCTAAGTCCAGCGAGGAAGAATCCGCTGCTTGCACTTGTGGAAAGTCGATGGAAAACATCGGCTGGATCGAGCAATCCGAAGTAAATAAGTCTGATTCAATTGCCCGAGTAATTAATAAGTTCCTTGGAACGAATCAGTTAAATGAAGATATCAGTAAAGGAGGTATCGAAATGGCAGAAAATGAAATTATTGAAGATGCAGAAGTTGCATCAGAAGAGGTAGCAGACGCAACAGCCGAGGTTGTTGAGAAGGTCGCTACTGAAGAAACTACAGTTGAAAAGGCAGAAACTATTTCTGAGGTCGAGTCCGAAGATGTTGATATTGCTAAGCAAATTGGCGATCTTAAGGCTTTTGTTGAATCAGAAATTGCTAAGGCAATTCAAGGTGCAACCGATGAAATTGCCAAGGTTACACAGACCGTTGAGGCCATCGCCTCTAAGGCTGATGTAATCGAAGCTGATGTTTCACAGATTAAGAAAAGTTTTGAAGTCACGATTGATGATGTTAGTGCTAAAGTTGAGGAACTTGGCAAGGGCGTAACCGCTATTGACAACGCAGTGGCTGTAAAGAAGTCCGAAGATCTTGGCGGGTCAGAGGCACCGATTGAAAAGTCGGAAAATAATGTATGGCGCGGCTCTTTCCTCTCAGCTAGCGACCTATAATCCATAAAAAAAAGGTAGGTGAAAAAAATATATGAGTAACGAACTTTTAGAAAAGGTAATTAGTACTACGTCAATCGGTGCTGGTGGTGGTGGTGTTCTTAATGCTGAGCAGTCAAACCGCTTCATCGACTACATGTGGGATGCTACCACGCTTGCAAATGAAGGTAGAGTTATCCGTATGCGTTCGAACACCGTTGACCTGGATAAGGTTAGCGTGGGAACCCGCATCACTCGTTTGGCGACCGAAGCTGTTGATGATAGCATCAACACTGAGGCCACGTTTACGAAGATTTCTCTGACCACGAAGAAGTTGCGTCTCGACTGGGAACTTTCCACCGAGTCTCTCGAAGATAACATCGAGGGTGCAGCTTTGGAAGATCACATTGCACGCTTGATGGCGACTCAATTCGGTAACGATGTTGAGGATCTTGCTATTAACGGTGATACTACTTCTACGGATAGCCTTCTTAAGGCGTATGATGGTTTCAGGGCCCTGGTCTTGAACTCAGCTTCCTCTTCGCACGTCATTGACGCTGCTGGGGCAACCCTCGGAGGAACTGGAGCCACGGACGGCAAGGCAATACTTAGCCGGGCAATTAAGAACATGCCTCGTAAGTACATGCAACGCCGTAACGACCTCCGCTTCTACACTGGTGTTAACCTGCAACAGGATTACATCAATGGCTTGACGAATGTTTACAGTGGCCGCGGTAACCCGCCGGACATTGCAAGCTCGGTCATTCGTGGAGACGTAACCGCTGCAAATGGTTCAGCTGGTTCTACCGTTCCGTTCGCTTATGGAATTCCAATTAAGGAAGTTCCATTGTTCAACGAGACGCTTGGAAACACAGGAAACTATGGCTACGTTGAGCTTACATTCCCACAGAACCGTGTTTGGGGTATTAAGCGTGACGTTCAGGTTCACCGTAACTTCTCTCCAAAGAAGGACGCGATTGAATACACTGTGTTCGTGCGTACCGGTGTTCAGTATGAAAACCTCGACGCGCTTGTTCACGTCAAGAACGTTAAGGTTGAGGCCTGATCTACAATTTAATATAATAGAAGGGCGGGAGAAATCCCGCCCTTCTATGTTTTAAAGAATAGTTATGATATAATTGTGTTATACACAAGGAGGATTACATGTCTTTTGAAGAAATGAACATCAGTGAATTGCGCGATGTTGCTAGAGAGTTTGATGTAAATGTTGAGGGTCTTAAGAAAAAGGACGAGATCGCAGGAGCGATTGCAGCGGACGGTGTAACTTATGAAATGTACAACACCATCTCGCTAGCGGAGAAGGTTCAGCCAGAACCAGAAGCCACGGTGACTAAAAACAATGATGTTAAGCCTGGTGCTGATAGCATGCTGGTTCGTATGGATAGAAAGAATGGTACATATGAGACTTGTGGAGTCACTTTTACCAAAGATCACCCATATGCCTTGGTAAGCTTGGATACCGCACAAAGTATTTTTGATAATGAGGTAGGTTTTAGACCGGCTACTCCCCGTGAGTTGCAGGAATTTTATTCGTAGGGACTGATTATGAGTGATAGAGCTACTTAAGTTTAGTGGTGGAACGTCTTATTTAGACATATACTCTGGCAGTGCTACTGGCACTCCAACGGCATATATTGATATAAATAATGACTTCACCGTTGGAGCTATCACTGCAATTAGCAGTCTTACTGGTGGATTCAGAACCGCTACAACCGATGTTACCCCCATCTATTCCGTTGGTGATTCGGTAGTTATTACAGGGTCTTCTGTAACCGCTCTTAATGAAACGGTAACGGTTACTTCCGTCGTTGCAACATCTCCATATGCTTTTACGTATGCCACATCAGCTACTGGCACCTTTGGCGGTACCGCTGCTGTTGAATTAGCGCCGATACAACTATCAGTAACGCTTGGCACGGCTCCTTATGGAGTTTCTCAAAGGTGGGAGGGTACTATACCCGAGATAGCAACCATTACGGAACAGGAAGAGACAGTTACTTGGAGCTGGAATCAGGCGGGTAGAACTAGAACTAAAGACATACAGTATAACGTAGTTGCCCCATATGTTCATCCAGTAGATGCGGCCTATAGGCTAGGTTTTTCATTAGACCCTACAAGCTCATCGTATAGGTCTAGCGATGAAGTCTACGCAGCCGAGAGAATGGCTCGGTACGCCATCGAAGCATACACCAACGGATTCTTTGGAAATAGAGTAGATACAGTCGAAGAACTTGGCCAGGGTACAGACGTACTTGTTGTTTCCGACTTTATCACAAAGGTTCATAAGTTATATGAAAACGACACCCTGGTTTATCACGATGGAGTTTTAAATACCTTTGGATATCCAATTGTTATTACTGACTCTAAGCAGGGTATTAGGATTGAATCTGAGATGGACATTATAGAATATAGCTCAGAATACACTGGCAATCTAACCATGAACGATAGCAATTATTACAGGGGCAACCCACTGTTTAGATACCCATCTTTTAGACAAACATGGAATTATAAAGTACAGGGGCAGTTTGGGTTCACCTCCGTTCCTTCTGAAATTTCAGAGTGCGCCATTATGCTGATAAACGATTATCTATGTTCTGATAGTGCATGGAGAAGCAAGTATGTGACCGATATTAAAACTTCTGACTGGAGCCTTAGTTTCGGGTCTGGATCCACAAAGGGAACGGGTAACGCAGATGTTGACACAATTTTGGACGGTTTCTCCCGTCATAGCATGCTGGTGATTTAAATGGGTCTGTATGGGTGCCTGCAGTCATCAACTTATACAATGCTTGTAGATATAATGGAGTTAAATATATCACAGAATTATCAAACAGGTGAGATTGTAAGAGAGTGGGTCGTTGCTGAAACTATCCAGTGTTTTGCCAAAGCCATTATTACAGCTGACGCATCTAATACAGACACGGGCAAGGTTTTTACAAAAACATTCAAGCAAAAACAATCAATTAAGCTCAAGTCTACATACAAAATATCATCTAGAAAAAAAATCACTAATATTAGAAATGCTGCAAACCAGGTGGTATTATTTAGTGAAGATAAGATAGATGATAGCCCAACAATATATGATGTAGAGGCATCTTCTCCGGTGTTTGACCCATTCGGAAATATTGTGTACTATGAAACATTGTTATATCGTTCGGATGTGCAAGATGGCAACTAAAGCTGTAGCCCCACAAGTATTCTCCCCGTTGTTTCTGGATGCCGGTATGATTAACATGAGCACTAATATGACAACTGTTGTATCGTCCGCCCTTAATTACGAGCTGTTTGTTTTTGCCGAGGGGACAGATTCCGAAGACTCTAGACAGGTTCTTTATAGAGATGTAGTTAAAACCTTAGAGTTTAATTTGGGCGGGTATGTAGATAGGAACGCAGTAAACTATCCAGCAAAACTTCACCACGTCTATGAGTGGGAGAGAATTGGTGAGCCAGATGCAAGGCTCTGGGCCATGGTTCCTAGAGTAGGCGGTAAAAGACTTACTGTCGGATACACCTTTCTTAAATCTAAAACGTATGTGCCAATAAAACAAGATCTGCAGCCTGGGACTAAACATATATATGCTGATAAAGCAGGAATGATGGAATTGGGCAGGCCAGTATTTGTCAAGCCGCTTCCTGGAAATAGGTACATAAGATTTATACCAAAATCCGGAGATATAGTGTTTTCAAAGGGTGTGTACATAAGAAATTCTGGTGGCTACCAGGTTAACCAGGGATTTCAAGGAACGTTCTTTAGCTATTTTAGAACTGGCTATGGCTCTAGAGTATTTAATGCATCTTCTCAAAAAGTTAGGATATCTGTAAGTCGTGCAGGTAAGCAGCTCCCCAGACAGGTTCTTTCAGCTGGAATGGCCTCAAAGCCAAGCAACGCGCAATTGAGAGCCCTGGCTAAAGAAACGCTAGCAATTAATTTCTCGGCGGCAGGACTGTAATGAACACTTCATATAAAAGACTACCAATATTCGATGTAATATCATACTTCTGGAACGAATTAAAAGATGCCGAAGTTCTTGATGCAACCGACTACTATGTTGATGATTTTGAGGCAGAAATAATACCCATTATTCCAGTGCAAGATCTCCCTCAAATGCGTAACTATCTTGGCAATAAAACCTATATTGTATACAATGTTACCAGCTACCCCGTAAAGGATGGCAATTTCTTTATAAAACAAGAAGAGGCTCTATTCACAGTGTTTTCACCATCATTTTCCAAAATGGCTGAAGTGTGTGCTCTAGCTGAAGACGCCTTGAATCGTTTAGCGGATACAGGAAAAGATATAACTATCTTTAATAACAGTGAGTTCACCTTCCACTGCTTTGAAACCGTATATGATATCTCCGGCGAGACGGATTCCGAAGGTGGCCGAATGACGGCTGATATTACTGTCACATACGAATATACTAGGGATCTAGCCCAGTCTGGCAGATACCTTATATAATTTGCTTTTCGGCTTTTTACAGGGTAGTATTGAGCCAAGAGGAAATGCCTAGCCAGCATATTTCACAAAAAAAAGGTGGTGAAATTTAAAATATGGCAACTAATGTTCGTAACATTATTGTTGGTGCAGCTCAACTGTTTTTGTCTTCAAGTGTAAGTACAAACGGTAGTCCCGCCCAAGCATATCCTTCAGCAATTGGTGGAACCGGTCAAACTCCGTCTAGTGCCTCTACGTACCTAAGTGGTACTGGATCGGGCAACTGGAAGGATGTTGGTTTTACCTCCGCAGGTCTGGAGCTTTCTTATGAGCCCAGCTATGGTGAAATCACTGTCGACCAATCACTTGATGCAGCCCGCCTGTTCAAGCAGGCGCAAAAGGTTATGATCAAGACCGAATTCGCTGAGGCGTCTTTGGAAAACTTGTTCATTGTGATGAACCAGGCAGCTAGTACGATTAGCGGCACGGCAGTCTCTGGATCCACTTCTGGTGGAACCGCATCAGCTTACGTGTACAACCAAACCCTGGATATCGCTGGTGGATCATTGGGTGACTACCCAGTGGAACGCTCTCTTATCGCCGTTGGTCAAGCTCCACGAGTTTCTGGTGGAACGGCAAGCAGCGAAAGAGTTTACTACGGAGCCCGAGTCATGTCGATCGACACCTCGGCGCACGCACTTAAGCGTGATGCCGGTACGTTCTTTCCCGTGAACTTCCGACTTCTCCCAGATTCGTCTACGACGAATAACTCGTATGGTAAGATCATTGACAGAACTTTCTAGTCAATATTTTAATATCAAAACAGGCCCCGGAAAACGGGGCCTGTTTTGCGTTCATCGATAGTTCTGATATAATATAATTAAACCTATAGGAGGAATAAATGGCAAGCACTGTCTATACAACAGAAGAAATTCAATTACAAAACGGCATTAACGTTACCCTAAAACCCCTTAACCTTAAAGGGGTAAGAATCTTTCAGAAGCAACTGAAGGACTACAACGAATACCTCATATCTATCAGTCAGTCCGGTGCAGACGCGGTAGATGAAGAAAAAACCCTTAACATGTTTAAGGAAATGACTAAGATTTGTTTGCAGAGAGAGCTCCCCGAACTAGTCAAGGATGACGACGCTTTTGAGGAAGCCTTGGATATTGACACTATTTTTAAGGTCTTAGAAGTTTGCGCAGGAATTAAGCTGAACGACCCAAATTTACAAGCAGCGGCATTGATGTCGCTTCAGACCCAGTAAGTTGGGACGGACTAGATCTTCTAGCATTTGAGAGTAGAGTTTTTACAATCGGTGCCTGGAAAAACTATGATGAACTGGAGGAGAGTTTAACCTTAGTCGAACTAATGGAGTGTTACAGGGCCATTGGGACTAGAGATTGGGAAATGCAGAGAATTATTTTTGCGGCGGCAGGCGGAGAGCTACCAAACCCATTCTCTTCAAAAGAAGAGTCCTTAACTGTAGACGACATTAGAAAGCGTGCGTCCGGAGATAGATACAATGACATTGTAGATATGCGGGATAGCGAAGTAACGTTTGACTATGAGGGTTAAATAAACTATTGAGTACCGTAATTGGTGTAGAGTTTATAGCGACAGCTAATTTTTCGCAATTAATGACACAGATAAATGCTGCTAACGCGCAACTAGCAGCACTTTCTGGCGAACAATTAAAAATGGCGGCTGCAAGTCGCGCAGCCGCCATGAGTATGTTTTCCGCTAATATAACTGCCGGTGGTGCCTTTTCAACATCAATGGCTGCGGTGCAGGGCTCCGTTCAGACATTTGGGTCCTCCCTTATGAACAATAAACTCAAATTGCAAGACTATAAAAAACATCTTGGTGATTTTTATAATGCAAATACTCGTGGCTCCAGCATGATTCAAAACCTAGCGCGACAGAATGTTAGAATGGCTCAATCCATTGTTCTTCCTGCTGGATTTAATAAAGCTGGACAACAAATGGCTCAAGTCATAACTAATAATGGCCTGTTGGCTAAAGATGCCGGTTATAAGGCCGCAATGGCAGCCGAACGCATGAAAGTATTAAATAGGGTTATGATGAATGGCTCGACAGCCATTGTCAACTGGGGTAAAAATACACAGTGGGCCGGTAGGCAGATGATGGTAGGCCTTACAATGCCCCTGGTTATCATAGGCTCACTTGCAGCTAAAACATTCTATGACTTTAATAAAGAACTTACTCGTTTTATTAAAGTTTATGGCCAGGGTGCTAGTAAATTAAGCAAAGAGGCTATATTGGCTATGAGAGAAGAGGTTGCGGGAATAGCCAAAGAGCTTGCTAAATCATACGGAACGCCTATGAAGGACACGGCTGAACTGGCCGCAATGATGGGCGCAGCCGGTTATGAAGGTGAAAAACTTACCGGAGCGCTCAGAGACGTAAGTAGATTATCAATACTTGGCGCTGTTGATGCTGAAACGGCATGGAAAACATATCTTTCACTTCAAACGACATTTAATCAAAATACTAAAGAAATGACAGAAAATATTGATTATTTCAGTGGAGTTGAAAGTGCAACATCTCTGTCTCTTCAAGACATTACTGCATCTATTCCACGAGCAGCCCCGGTTATCAGATCGCTTGGTGGAGATATTCAACAGCTTACAACCTACATGGTCGCTATGCGTGAAGGTGGTGTTCCTGCAGCCGAGGCAGCCAACACACTTAAAACTTCTCTGGCACGTTTAATTGCGCCAACAAGGCAAACTAAAGAGGTATTTAAAAGTTTTGGTATTGATATTGTAAAGATTGTAAATGACAATAAGGATAATATTAATGGAGCCATCTTTAGCCTACAGGCTGCACTAGACGACCTGAACCCACTTCAAAGAGCCCAGGCCATCAACCAGGCCTTTGGGAAGCAAAGATTCGCTAACATAACTGCCCTGTTCAACAACTTAGGTAGAGAGGGTAGTCAGAGCGCTATTGCCATAGAATTTGCAACACTTTCAGCAGGGCAGAGGGCGGTGATTGCAGCCCGAGAACTTTACCTTGTTCAAAATACTGCATCAACTAAATTTAAAAGAGCGTTGGGCGAGATACAATCTGGTCTCCTTAAATTTGGAGAAAGATTCCTTGGCATACTAACCGTTGTGGCTAAAGGCGTCGGTATGTTTATTAATGCCCTTGAAAAACTGCCCGCGGGAATTAAAAGTTTTCTCCTGCTTGGAACAATAACAGCCGCAATCGTTGGACCAATAATTATGCTTACTGGTGTATTTGGTAACTTTATTGGATACCTTATTAAAGGTCTTGTGCATCTTAGAATGTTTGCGTCAGGATCAAAGAATAATTTAGAATTAATGACCGCAGAGCTAGTGGCAAACAATGACCTTAGTTCGCAGGCGGCTAGAAACGCTCAGCGCAGAATCGACTCCAACGCGGTACTTGCAGCGAGCCTCAAAAAATTGGCCGACGAGTTAATGCTAATAGCTAATGCAGAAAAAGTTGTAGAGACCAGGGCTGTATCTATGGGTGCCGCGCTAGCAACCGCCGCAAGTTCTGGTGCCGGAAGGGCTGCCGCAGCAGCTGTAGCAGGTTCAGTTGGCGCAAATGCTAGTTCAAGCGCTGCTACCGCTGCAGCTACAGCTAGGGTTGCCGGCCTAGGCACCTCAAGCGGTGTTGCTGCTGCAGAAGGAACATATGTTAATGCTAGACTAGCAATGGCGGAACGACTTGTTAGCGCTATGGCGGCGGAACAAAGCAAAGACACTGTACTGGGTAAGGCTTACTTTGCGTTAACCTCAGCGAAGGAAAATTATGCAAAAGAGGTTTCATCATTCACGGTTAGAAACGCCCAATCAGCTGCAAGAATTGATCAGGCCGCACAATACTTAGCTGAAGCAGAGATAAACTATGCAAATGTAATTAGAGGGGTGGCTACAGCTGAAGTTGCTAGAGCAGATAGAAAAATTGCTTCTGATGCGGCTATGACCTCTCTGCAAAAAGACGAGGCTCTCGCTAAAATGTCTGTTATTTTATCCGCTCAAAAATCTAGCGCTACTGCACAATTGATTGCTATTAAAACGATATCTCAATATCTCCCAGCAATAGATCAACAAATTATTTCTACTCAGGGTCTAACTGATGCTCAAATTATTGAAAGATTAAAAATTCAAGCTAAAATTAGAGCGACAGCGGGCCTAACTGCTGAGGAACAAAAACTTATCCTGGAATATAAAATTCAACAGACAACTGTAGTTGAACAAATTGTTGCTACTAAAGGTCTTTCAGCAAAGAAAAAACTTTTGATGCTATCTTCTTCTGGAGAGCTTACAGCCCAGGAGCTACTTATAGCTGCTGATGTGGAACTTGGTACAGCAGAAAAACGGTTAGCGGCAATTCTTAGATTACGAGGTATGACTAATGCTGGGCAGCCCGGGGCTCTAGCCGGTAAAGTTATGATGCCAGCCATGGGTGCTGGTATGGCTATGACCATGGGATCCATGGCTACAAAGGGAAGTTTACAGCAAGGCTTAATGTACGGTGGTATGGCAGTTATGTTTGCACCGATGCTTCTGCAGATAAAGGCCGTAGAGGCCGGTCTAGTTCGTCTAGGTGTTGCCATGAAGGCGCTTGCAGCACAAGCAAGTATTGCCGGCAGGGCAATGGCAATAATGGGTGCTATTGGTAAAGCAGCTATAAGTCCTTTCGGCCTGGCTGCAATGGCCTTAGTAGTATCTGTACTTGCAATTAAGAACGCTATGGATAAAGCTCAACAAAAAACAGAATCATTTAGGGCTGCTGGTGACGCGATGGTAACTTTGTTGGATGGAAAAATAAATAAATTAGTTATGTCAACAAATAATCTTTCGAACTCTATAGATACTACAACTAAAAAATACCAAGAGGCCAGAAGAGTTATTGAGCTTCTTCCAGATGAAGATCCGATCAAAAAGTTTATAGATGATATTAAAAAAGAGGCCGACGCTGGATCGAGCATTCCTAAAAAAATTGCAGCAATGTATGCAAAGGGCATATTAGAAGGCATAGATCCAGAAACGCTTAAGCAAAACTTGCAAATTGCACTTGATATGGCTGGACAGAGTAAGTACAATATGGCTGTTAAATTAAGGCTGGATCCAATTACAATTGATAATAAGCAAAGTCTATACGACGCTATGTTTGGCGATGGACTGGATGTTACCAAAAATAAACCAGATAGATCAAAAGATATAAAGGCATTGCGTGAAGACATAGATGCTAAGCGTAAAATAATTATTGACTACGCAGAAAAAAATAAAGTTAACATGATTGATAGGATGACTGAGAGCGGAGTTTTTGGGGATAGAGCAGCCACAACCAAGGTGTTTGAGAAGCAACTTGCAGATCTAAAAATTAACCCGCTTGCGTACAGCGGCATCCTGTTCGATTATTCAAAAGTTCCAGATGACATAGAGGCGGTCTCTAACGCTTTAGATGGACTTACTAATCGTCTCACTGACATATCTACGCTGAGGGATAAAGACTTAACTGATTTTTCAAGTAACTTACTTGGAGTTATAGCTAGTTTTCAAAATCTAGATGCCGACGGCTTGGCGGCTGGGTTTAAAGAGGTAAGCAGTAACACATTGTTAACATCACAATATTCAGCTAATACACTGGCTGTTCAAAAATCTATTGTGGAGCAGTCTGGTCTTAATGTGCAATATAATTATTTACTTTTAGACACTACACTGTCTATCAATGAATTTATGCAGATGACCTTGTTAGCTGCAGCAGGAATTGGACCTAACCTTATAGAAGCAGCAAGGGTGGCCGGAACACTAACCCCGCTGCTTGCAACAGCAAATACAATAAATGCAATACCTCAAGCCGACCAGGACAAGCTTAGCAAGGCAGCTGGAGTAAAATCTGGTAGCACTTCTGGTCTCGGCGGTGGAGGCAAGAGCGGGGCTGGATCCGATCCTTATAAATCTCAGAAAGATGCCAACAATAAACGTATAGATCAAGAAAAAGAAATTATCAAAGCTATTGAAAAGAAGCGCGATGCAGAGAAGGCGGCTTTTGATGAAAAAAAGAGGCAGAATGATTACCTTAAAAATCAAGCTGATTCTGAAATTAAATATCGCGAAGCACTAGCCTCCGGCGACTTTGGCGCAGCGGCAATGGCAAAGAACCAAATGATTTCTGATCAAAATACTAAGGCCGCTGACGACGCCCAAAGGCGTAAGGAGGATGCCTTTCAGGCAGAAATAGATAGACATCAAGGTAATATTGACAATATTGAAAAAGCCAACAAGGGCTTAGATGCTTTGTCTCAAAAAGCATCGGAGGCCGCCGCCACGGTATCTACTACTGCTGAAACCAGCTACACAAAGGTCCATGACGTATATGATACTTTGATGGAAGACTCTAAAACGCAAGGTTTTGCAAATGCCAATCAAATGAAGGAGCAATACCCAGAGGTAGCTAGAGAAATTGAAAACTTGGGTGGAGACGTAAAGGGATTCTTTGATTACGCCTTCCAGCAACATAACGGTATAATTCAAGATGCAATAAGTGATGCTGGCATAACGGATAAAAAGATTGCCGCTGAGCTTTTAGCCCTTGGTGCAGCTGGTACGGCTTTAGAAAAACTTGCAGCTATTAAAGATCCTAAAGAAAAAATGGAGGCAATTGAGAACTATATATCTAATCTAAAGCTTATAGCTAATATAGCTAATATCACAACTCCCGACCCCTATGCCATCCCCAGCACCGGTGCCGGTGGACTCCATCACGCAGGAGGGTATGTAGGCGATAAGCTTGTTCAAAGTAGAAATAGGCCGTCTATTAGAGGGCGCTTATCAGGCGATGAAATGGTTGTAATTGCTCAGCAGGGTGAATATATGATTAATGCCTCAGCTGCTGGTATAATTGGACGTAACAACCTGGATGCAATAAACAATGGGAAACTTCCCGCCGTCCCTGTTGCCGGCGGCGGCGGTGGAGCAAATTACAGCTTTACTGTTAATGCCTCTCCTGGCCAGGATGCCCGTCAGATAGCCCAGGAGGTCCAGAGAATATTCCAAATTAATGAAAGAAGAAAGGGTGGGGCCAGAACATAATGACATTTCCATATCAAGCAATTTTGAGTATTAATGGCAATATTATAACAGATCATAATCGCGCTCCACTCGACGTGTCATATGAAAGAATTGAAAATAGACAACGCTCTATTAACGGCACCATGAGAATAAACTATATTTCCACTAAAATGAAGGTTTCTACATCATGGAGTAATATTGTATCTAGTAATAACACCGTTGATGGTAATAAGGGTGCCGCGTATTTGATGGATTTGTATAGATCTTCCGCCGGTGATCCAGTAACCGTCGCCCTTACATTTAAATCTGGACCAACTGGAAGCACTACTGGCGCTACCGCCAGCATGGTTTTCTCTAATTTTGATTATAGTGTTGTTCAGCGTGGCCAGACACAAGATATTGTTAACATGTCAGTTGAATTAGAGCAGGTATAATGAAAGGCGTAGCGAGCGATGTCACGGCATTGCAAGGATCAGTATCTGTATCTCCATCTATTCGTATAATTGCAGATATAAACCAAAATAGATACAACAATTTTGATCAAGCATATGTTGATGCTAATGAAACTTATTATTATGGAGCGGTAGTATCTTCTGCTGGAGGAATTGGTGGAGAATACTATAAAGACGCCTTTCCAATTTCATCTGTTGTAAGCCCCATGCGCCCGCAATCTACAGGAGTTGCTTGGGCTAGAGACGTTACGGACAACGGTGATGGGCAAAGGCCGTATAACGTATTTCACTCTGCAGGAAGCTATAACTTACTTGGTACCGGCGGTACCGGAGCAGTGGCTCAGTATAGTTCATCTAGTAACAGCTACTCGTTAAACCCAAGGTTATACTATCGTGGACCAGGTATAGCGTATCAAAACTATACAAAGGATTCGCAAAGAAGTGGAAGTGGCTTATCCAGATGGACAGCGTTTGAAACATTAATTAAGTATGAAACCTCATTTTGGGTTAACAAGTTATCCATTGGGTTTGAAACTACATTAGGCAATCCATCGGCAGAAAGTGGATTAACTATTTCATTAACTACTGATGGTGGCGCAAACTGGACTTCAATTAAAAGCAGTGGGGTAACAGTTCTGCACCCATCGGTAGATTCAGATGGTAGGGTCACCTTATATAGAAACTCCGACGGTACCTGGACAGCTACGGCTCCAGCATATAGTAATTCATTCTGGGATTCATCTAGCGGAACAATACCTAATGCAATTAGAATTAATGGAGTTAAGATAGAGTGTGCTACACCTTATGGGCCCGTAACATTAATTGAGGTTAAGCCATCTCTTACAACGGATATTACACATAGACTTTCTGGATACAGCTGGGACTCCAATATTGCAGAGCAAGACAGCCTGCATCCAGTCGGAACGGTATCATCTAATAAAGGATCTATAACACTTATAAATGATGATGGGAAACTTTCCGAGCAGAATAGAAGTAATACGTACTGCTATATTTCTGAATTGTCTAGGGAGTTCTGTGAGTTCACCGGATACATGACCGTTTCTCAACTCACGACTGCAAATATTCCTCAGTTCAAAGCCTTCGGTAACATTTGGTCTGATTCATCTGACAATACATATTCTGTTGAGATTACAGATATAATTGGTATACTCCAGGAAATGCAGGCGCCACAACTTATACTGAGGGGCGTTACACCAACACAAGCAATATGGCGAGCATTGGATATGGCCGGTGTCGGTCCGGTAAGCATTAGAAAAGATTCTGGCGAAACTGAAAATACTATCAACGCCGTCTGGAGCGATAAAGACCAGACTTTGTGGGATTTCATTAAAAGTATATGTGCAGACACTAGATATTCTGTTTATGCGGATGAATCTGGTGTAATCAATATACTTACAAATAAATATATATTTAGAGATGCAGCCGTATCCTGGACATTCCACGGTAGAGATTCTACGGGCGGTACCGCCTATTTTGCCGACATACAGGAAGTCTCAATAACTAAAACAGAACCTATAAATACAGTCAATCTAGACTACTCCGTTGTAAGGCAGACTTCAGCAGACTCTAATCCCGGTAAAAATATTAAATCAAGTTCTTTTTTTACCGTGCAGGAAACTCCTCGGAAGTTGTGGCAGGCCTCCGGTGCTGTGTCGCTAGGCCTTGGCGTGTTAGAAGAAAATTTAACATCCGGTGCAACGGGTTATATTAAAATGAACAATACGGCATTTACTCAGGGTAACTGGGGACAGCTATCTGGTTATGCTTTAATTGACCAAGAAATTATTAAATATGATTCAACAGAAATTGCCTTTGTGGACAACGTAAGTAAAAAATCA